CAATATCACATAATTTAAATTCTTCATTTACTTGGTAGTTATTTTCTGGTGCTAATTCAGCCGAAGGACAAACATAAACATTACCATCAGTAAACACACAAGGTTTTACGCCGTGCATATAACAATGATTGTTTCTTCTTTCGCCTTTGAAATTAAAATCAGATAAGAAAGCGTATTGCAATTTGCCATGTTTTTCTTCGTGTATATCAATTAAAACTTTGATTGATTCAATATCTTGAGCTACAATTTTAGGGTCTTTAATTGCATTGAAAGCGATACGACATGGTATTTTCTTTTCTTCAACCCATGCTAACATCTTCATAAAGTTATCTTCTCTATACTCATTTGATGCTAACTTTTTAGCATGAGAATCTTTCCATTCACCAGTAATATTTGGATTAGTTGATGTGTTTGTTGCACCATCCCAAACATAAGCAGCTGAAATTTCAATGTCTAGGCCATCAAACACTTCAAGGTGATATGGATATGGTTTCTTTTCGTCCCATGAATACATACCTAATCTTACCCAAGACATCATGTGCCAGTTTTTTATCTTTTTAAGTTTAGAGCCGTTGGTACAAATACCCATTTTTAGGCCCTTATTATAAGCATACTCAATAATCTCATCTAAATTTGGATGTAATGTTGGTTCGCCTCCGCCTGTAAATTCCATACCTGTGACACCTAAAGCATGAAACTGGTCAATAGCTGATTTCATCTGTTCAACAGTTAGCATTTCTTTCATAGCACGATTGGCAAAACAACAGAATGAACATGTTAAATTACATGGGTTGCAAGGTGACATATGAAACATCACCGGTCTTGGTCGTTTACCTTCTTGTAAATCAATCAAGCGATCCATATGCTTAAGTAATTTTGTGTGATTGCTTGAGTAACTACGACCTCTAATTTGATTATCAACCACAAATTCTTTTTTTGGTTTAATAATCTTACTTACATTAATAACATCCATCTTTTAACCTTTCATTGTAAATTCATATACTACTTCGTGTCGTTGAGCGCCTGTCCAATCAATGTCTGTATTATCAGGCTCACCATACTTATCTTGCATAAACTTAGGATAAACTTTACTTATTATTTCTTCCATTTCATTAAAGGCTGCATTTTTATCATAATTGCTTGGTCTATCTGGATGATACATAGAAACTTCGTGTATCACTCCTGCCTTTTCACGGCAAATTGATGTGAATATCATATCAAATCCCCAGCCACTATAAACTTTATGATACTCCCAAAAATCTAATAAGATTGGTATCATTGAAGTGTGAAAGAATGGTGCCATGCCTTCAATGAAATTGGTTTTACTAAAAACCCAATCTTTATTTTGGTGTAAAACTGAATGTGATGAAGCTGAACCAGCTAATGTTGATAGTTGAAACATTTTCATATCGTGTTTTTCAGCTAATTCTAAACCACGGTTGACACTTTGTATATCTGTAACTAAATCATCGTCCCAAAATCCAATATAATTGTAATCTCGCCAATCAAAAGTATCAAGGAAGTGTTTAGCTAAATCCCATTTGAAACCAACATCTTTAACCAAATAATCATAGGTGTCAGGTTCAATATCAAAGTCTTTATATTGATAAGCAATAACTTCATAATCTCTATTTGATTTATTATATCGCCAATGATTGTTTTTATCATATGTTTCATGGAATGATAATTCTTGGCCTACAGGTACGAAGATAATGTTACGCATATTTTTCCTCAATCAATTGTTTCCATTCAGGTACTCTATCATATTGATGAACTAAGGAGAACACCTGTTCGTTGCTAGTGCAAACCAGGTTATCTACTAAAATTGGTGTTTTTTCTACCACTTTATCACCATATTTATTTTGTATTTGTGGACCTGTGGTACCTAATTGAGCAGCATATCCATCTTCACTCATGGCAAAATTGGTGATTGATTTATATGGTTCTAATTGTAATAAAATATTCAATGCAGCTTGGTCTGGTCCACCACCACCTTCAGTAAATGGATTTGAACCATTGCACAATAGATAGATGTTTAGAAAAACATCAAGCATGGTATCAAAATCACCAGAGATTGTACCAGCGTTATAGATTAGATTATCACGATTATGCTCGTGAATTAATGGACCAAAAGATTTAAGTAAATTGTTGTCGCCCCAATTTTCATCTTTATAACGAATTGATTCACAGGCAACATTAATCTTTTTGCCGTCTTTGATAACTCGTTCTAAAAATAGGGATGGATTTGTTTGAAAAATTACATCTTTCACATCGGTTGTAATGATGTTACGATATTGACCTTTAAAACCTTTTAAAAAATACCAGAGATGGTAGAATCGTTCAACAACGATGGAGAAATTATCTTTGTATTCAAATCGTTTAGCTTCATCATTTTTCTTAAATGCAAAAATAGTGTAGCCACGCTTGACTAGCTCTTCAGTTGTTTCATAATCAACATTGTAACAAATCATGGCCTTAGTGCCAGTAAATCCACAAGTATCTAATGAATTAACCCAAGGTTTGATTTTCTCAAAATCATAACCTGTAATACAACCAATCACCATGTCTTTCATAATAACTCCAATAATATATTTTATTTAGTCTTGCGGTATTGCTTAAATCCTATAATTTTAGATTGACCGGGCGTATCTTTTTGATATGATTTTCTTAATATATCTGTGCCATCTTGGCCACCACCAGATTTAGGAAGAATATCAGGCTTATTATTTACAGCCTCACTCATGCCACTCTTAAAAAATTGTATTCTTCTTTCGTGTTTAGCAACCCATTCGTCAGATGGTTTGCCTTCGCCTTTATAATAAGCCAAAGGTCTTTGTGTATTTTTTGATACCAGTGCCCAGCGACCATTGACTTGTTTGAGCATTACTTAAATGTCCTTATTGAACCATCTTCTTTAACAAAAAATGCTTCAAATTTAATTTCTTTAAACTCTTTTTGTAAATGTAAAAACATCTTTAGGTTTTCAGTTGAATCATCAAATAACCTTGCTCTTGAAAACTGTTTGGTATTTAGATAGTTTCGGATAATGACCATTTTTGAAATAGCTGTGCTACGAATATCTTTAATCTTACCTGCTCTTTCAACACGAACCTTATCAATATCAAAACCATATTTACGGAATGTATCTAAAAACTTTTCACGGTCATCAAAGTCATCTCGTGCTGTTACAATGATAACCCGACTTAATTCTGAATTGAGTGTATTCTTTAGAATCGCTTTGGCCTTTGCCATCATACCTTTGATAGGTTTAGATTCATTATAGAACTTCTCTGCATCACGGAATTCTTTGAAATCAAATTCTTCACCATCTTTTAAATCATAGGTATTATATGAATGTGGTGCAAGTTTTTTAACAATCTTATTACCTTTTTTAACTGTGACACGAGCTGTTGTTTTAAACAAAGTATCATCAATGTCAAATATGGTTAAACCACCATCTTTGAATTCTTCGGTAATAAAGTTGCGAAATGATTTCATTCTAATCTCTGGTTAAAGTAACAATCTTTTGAATCTGTGCTTCTAAAATTGGTTTACGGTTAGGCCATTTAATGATTGGTTGGTCTGCGGTCTTTAATAAATTAATTAAAAGAGGCATTACAATCTTTTCTACTTGTTGAAGTCTTGATTTATATTCTTCAACTGTTTCATCTTTTTGTGCGATGACAGCATTGTATTCTGCTTCATCTACAGCTGTAAAACCAAAATCATTGTCACCATATTCTAAAAGTATTTTGTTTAAATCGTATGCCATTTTATTTGTCCCATGCCTTTTGAGCGTTAAAGTTTGCTTGACTAAATTCTAATCGGTCAACCAGTTTAACTGCGTTACCTTTTAATTTGTCCACGGCCACAAATCCTTCCGCGTTTGTAATTTTAAAACCATTATCAGTTTTGAGGAATGTTCCTGTGACCTGACGAATCTGTTGTAGCTTTTTAATAACCATAGATTTAGCTTCTACTAATCCGTTTTGAATATCAAATATCTTTTTTAATTCTGGTGCATTATTACGATAGAATCGCATTAACTCCGATTTCTCTGCTATTCTTTTTTGTTTAGTTTTATCCAATTTAGCAGAAAGTATTTCTTTATTTAACTTATCTTCAATAGAACGAGTTAATTCACGAACATGTTTGAATGTATCGCCAATAACTTGACCTGCACGAACTTTAGAATTGTTAAATGTTTTAATTTGTGTTCTAATGGTTTCTGTTGTTGCTATTCTATTTAGCACCACAGGATTAATTCCTCTGAATAGATTGCCTATATCAGATAGAATATTTGTAATTTGTTTTGTTTCTTGTTCTGTAAATGTAGCCGTGCCTGAAGCATCTACAAAAGAGGCATCACGGAACCAAACATCTTTAGTTGTAGCTAAATTGTTGATGTCAATATTGAATGATGCTTTCATATCTTCTAATGCTTTACCTGTGTATGAAGTATGAAACACCACACCAATTTGTGCAGCTCTCATCATCTGTGATAATTTAGAATCAACAGGAACAGCATACACGATTGTATTTGGTTGAAATGTAATGTAATCGGTGCCGTCAATGATTTCGTTTTGTAAATCGCCTTTGGTGAACATCATGTCGCCTTGTAAAACACCTTTGATACCAAGTTTTGGTAAATATCTTAATGCAACTTTAAGTTTCTTATTAAGACCTTCAGCTGGGTGATTGTTGTCAACATCTTTATCGGTATAATTTAATTTAGCGTTCTTCGCAAAAACACCTTTAGTGCCTACAAAGAATTTACCATTTTCTGGATTGATACCACAAAATACCGCAGGTGCGCCGGCCCATTTTGTTGTGACATTGACTTTTGATTCAGCATGACCCGCCAACATATCTCGTAATGCTTGGAGAAAGTTAATAGCATCTCGTGTGCCGGCTACACCACGATTTAATACCTCATCTTCAATATGCTCAAGATGGACATTTTTGTTTTCTTTTGATTCTTCTAGGTATTCTGTGAATTTCATTTCTTAATTCCACGATAGAGTAATTTAAGTCCTACAAATGAACCTAATTTACCTTTTGGTTTTGCTCTTCTAAATTCTGAATCGGAACGAATAGTCATTAATAATGTAATTGTTTGTGTCTTTGTTGATAAGTCAATAAACCATTCTTGCACAGATTGTTTATTTAGATACGCCTTAGCTTTTATAACTTTTGGTAATATCTCAACTAACGGATCACCAGCAACTTTGTATTTGTCACGAATAGCTTTAACAAGTATCAAAGGAACTTCAACATCTTTTTTTTCAAGTCTAAACTCTTGATTAATCCAATCTTTAGTAGCTTTTAAATCTTTATTGATAACTGAACATAACTTTTCACGGCATATTTTGTTCATAACACCATACAGTTCATCAAACTTTTTAGGATTGGCTTCAAAGAAGTCAATCATCTTTTCAATAAGCATTGGATTTGCTTTAGTAGCATCTTTTGTACCGACACTTGTAAAATAATTATCTGCATTAATAGACTTTGATAAACCAGGTATTTTAGAATATACATCTTTCCAAAGTTCTTTCTTTAAGTCTGATACAGCTCTTGGTGCTGATTTTAACCACATCGGTTTTGTCAATGTAGTTTTAACATAACTGTTTAATTTTGGTTCTGCTGATGATTCAGAACCAGCCTTTAATGATACACCAATACTTTTTGGTTTCTTTGCTTTGTCTTTA